ATTTTAATCTCTTCAATTGCTTTTGTGTAATCCATAACGATTACAAAACAACAACAAAAGTTTCAATAAAACAAATTTATTTATATTTATGTGAATTAACTTTTCACTTCCACCGCAAAAATCAAGTCACCAAGACGAGCATTCAACTCATTGACCAACTCCATTTGTAGTGATTCGGTGAACGCATCTTCCAAGAATGGGTTTGCCTTTGTACCTCTGCGGTGAATCTTTTTTGCAATCGCTTTGGCCAATGAATCGTGAGTCATATTCTGCGGAATAGCAATCGGCTTTGCCCTTATCCATTCTTTGATTGACTGCCATAGGTAGGGTGTCCCCTCAATATGACCATTCCTTGTCGGCTTTCTTCCAAACTCAACAAACTCCCAATAGTCATCTGCAACAAGGATCGTGTTGATGGATGTCGGTGTCTTAATTATCTCGCCCGGTTTGAACGATGCCTTCAATCCACCACTCGCATTTATCTTCCGCTCATCCATTGTCCGAGCGATTTGCGGATTTACTTTGTTATTCCACCAATCTCGGATGATTTGCTCAAGCAAGTTGTTGACTGGATTTCCTACATTCTCATCACCAAGAAAGGAGTCAAGCACATCGCCTAATTTGCTTAAATCTATTTCAGCCACGATAGAAGCGTTAAAAAGGTCAAAGTGATACTTACCCCTTGCCAAAGGATTATCTTGCGTGAAATGGCTTTATTTTCGCTCACAAGGGCATTGTTCTTCTCTCGCAGATATGCGTTGTTGATTCGCACCTTTACAATGATGCTATCTTGCTCGGCAATTATGATGGAATCCGATGTCACAATCTTACGAAGAAGCGTGACTTGTTCTCTTGCAATCGCACCCTTAACCAAATAGTGGTTGGCTTGTTTGATGGTATTTGTATCAACAAGGACTTGTCCATAACTGGTCAACGGAAGGAGCAGAATCAACAAGAATCTCATCTTACAAAGTAGCGTTTTTCTTCGTTTGTTTTTCCTTCTCTGCGATGAGCTTGTCAAGATACCACTTCGCCTTGTATAAGTCCTCCAGTCCGTTCTTGTCCTCACATCTCCACAGGTACTTAATTACATTTGCGGTGCAGACGGCAATGAGTCCCTTCTTCCTGATGGTTGCTGACTCAATCGCATCAATGCACTCTATATCCCCTTGCTTGTAGTGTGTTGGGTTAATTGCATCCATTGTCTCACAAAGGTATAGTAACTCTCTTCAATCACGATGATGTGTCCACCTGTCATAAATAGTTGCGTATTCTCAAAGAACGCACAAGCAGCGACAATGTGTTGCTCATTTACAAATCCATCTTCCAAGATTTGCACAATCTCCGGTTCAATCCCAACAGATTCAAGCCAAGAGTCGTTCTTTTGTTCCAGTATGATTTGCACTTTCATCATAATGTCTTGTGAGTATATGCGTGAATCTTGCGTGTTGTTGACTTGTCTCGGAAGGGTTTGAGAATTAACCAGCGACCTCCAATTGGTTTTGGACTTGCACCTCTTTCAATGTGCCATCCCTTTGATCCGTCTCCGTATTCTTCCTTGTATGCACTTGTACGAATCATCAAGATGTCCCTCAACATCACCGTGTCGTGTTGTGTCAACTGCTCCACCGTGTAGGTCATCTCATAGTCCTCGTGAACATGCCCCATCCAAATTGCATCTGCACCCTCTACATTTACGCTCATTCGGTTGTGCTGGATAGTTCCACGAGTAACCGCACCACCGCCACCAAATCCGTGCATATACTTAATCTTGAAAGATTGTGTCGTATTCCCATCGTTAAACTGAATGCGAATCCATCCACCATATCCTCCCACCTGAATGTCCGAACCGGTCTTGTAATTCAGCAAGGTCACAAAGCGTTCAATGATGTCCGTCTCTTGGCGTTTCAATATAGCGGTCTCGTGGTTTCCATAGGCAACCAACTTGATGAGATGTGCGTAAGGTGTAAACCAATCAACTGCGGTGTTGATGATGGCATCAAAGTAGTTTGCGGAATTGTGTTCAGGACGAATGTCGCTCTTGGATTTTCGTGGATCGTACGCACCTTGCATCAAGCAAAACAAATCTCCGTTGATTAAGATGTCGTGATTCCCTTTGAGTGCTTCATCAAGATGCTTCTTCAACAACTCCCGGTCACACTTGGGATTGTCCCAATGTAAATCCGAAATGAGAAGCACTTTCGTTTCCTCCCATCTCTTGTCAATTCTCACTACATTGTTTTTTTTCATATGGTGTCCAAGTGAATGTGTAATCCTATCGCCTTTTTCAAGCCCTCTGCTGAAGGTTTGAAGGTGTCAAGGTATATTGTATCAAATGAGTTGATTCGTTTGATTAGCGTGTCTCTTACAAGTTTCTCCCTTTCCACGATTCTCTCGTGCATCTCTACATTTATCGGTCGTTCAATGCGGACTGGTCTTTCTAAATTGAAGAAAGCCACAACCACGCTACACAGGAACAACGCAAGTATTAAATAGATAAGGAGTGTTGACTTGGAAGTTGATTGCATATCCTGAAAGAATGTCGGTTTTGGCATCGTAAAAAGGTGAAGCGTTGGAAGTCACTACCAATTCAAAGTCCTCGTCATCTTGTGTGTTGTCATCAATCAAAGCAAATACATCTGCAATGATTTGTGCGGTGTCCGAGAGAACCTCAATAACATTTGATTCACTCTCAAACACACGATCCATCACAAGCAAAGCAAAGTTGTAGGTCATCAAGTTCCCAGTTGTGGACAAATTAAACCCATCAGGATACAACCAAACCAACGGATAATACTCAACATTCTCAACCGTTAGATTGGACTGCTGACCAACTCCGAACTTGCCGACCATTTTATGGCTTTCGGCTGCGGTTTGAATCTTTTTGATTATTTGGTTTAGTGTCATTCTTCAGGAATTTGAGAAGCTTTGCCTCGTTGTTTTTCTGCCACTTATTTGTCCTCGTTGGGGAAGTCATAATTCCAAAAGCAATCTTGTGAAGTTGGAAGATAGATGCCACCCACAAAAGCGGTATTCTTTGGACGGATGGTGTCAATGGTATTGCCGGGATTCAAGAATAACGGATAGTCATTTGTATTTGTACGCAAGTAATCACGCAACCTATTCGCATAATACTCCGCTTTGTCACGGTATCTGCCCTCAATCATTGTCATCTCCTCAACGGATACGGCACGAGCGTTGTCACTCTCCCTACTTGCTACGCTCTTATTCATCAGTTTGAATGTCATTGGGAGCATTGCCTCGGTCAAGGTGTAGTATTTCAAGCAAGGTGCAATGTATGAGTCCAAAAGGGTTGTATTCAATTGCGTCAATGTTCCAGCGAATGCCTGAACTTGCAACTCATTGTAAATGCCCGAACCGATGACATCCCTCACATAAATCTCTTGAGCTTCTTTGATTGCTGACTTGAGCAATTTATCGTCAACATTCTCATTCAAAGGAGTGTTGTCCTTCAAATAGGTTGTTGAAATGAAGTATACAAAGTTTGTCATCTTTTAATCCTCCTCAATAATTTTTGAACCCAAATGTGACGGCATTGTGGTGTGGTGATTCCTGTGTCGGGATTAGTATACCATTGACCTCTGCGTTTCCAAACATCGTATCCAAGTTCATTGCTCATCATAGTGATGTCCTCACGAGAATACACACGACCACTATTCACAACATCCGTGCAGAACTTACGAGATGTGTCAATCAAAAGTCCTCCGCTGATTCCCGGTGCAAGTCCGTATTGATAGCGAACCACCAATTCAGTTTGCAGATTCTTGATTTCTTCCAATCCTTTTGGGGTGGTTTCCAATCCATCCTCGTATGACTTAACCAATTCCGCTTTGGCAAGTTTGGCAATTGCATCGGCAACAACCTTTGCGTCAAGTTTGGTGATGTTTACAATGTCTCCCACCTGTAAACCTTTGTTCTCTTTCAACACATTCAAGATGGCAGATTCAATCGCATCGGCAAACTCAAACTTTGCCTCCTCAAACTCTTCGGCTTTCTCTCCGTACTTGTTGAATACCACAAGGTCACGCTCATCGTCCCATCCAAAAGGGTTTTGTTTTGACAATGCAACTGGTGTTTCTTCTTCTTCAATCTCATCAAATCCCAACTCTTTTCTTGCTTCGTTGCGGTCAATGATTCCAGCGGTGAATAACGCTTGATAATCCAATCCGATTGGTGGCTTGTTGATTGTCTCCAATCTCACCTGTGCAATAGGTTCAAGCAAGTACGAGAACACATCGTCAATCTTTTGTTGGCGTGGTTCAATGTAGGCGTGATGAAACATCTCATATGCTTCAATCAATTCCGTTCTACCACCCAACTGACCTTCTACACGCACTCCAAACAACATTGGAGAGTTGACCTTGTGTGCAACAAATATCTCTTGTTGAACGGTCTTATTTAATAAATCAAATTGCTTGTCAAAATCCGATGGCTGAAGGTTTGAAATGATTGATTCCTTCTCGGTAGGATCGTTGTACTGGATGATTAACCCACCGGCATTGTCCGTGCCTTGATAACTTTCCTTAAATCTTCGTGCCGTTGCCCTACTCTCCTCAGGAGTTGGTAGCCCTTTGAAGAGCTGAATATGGGTTTGAGCGGTGAATCCGTTCTTGATTGAGTTCAAGTAGTAATTGGAAATCTCGGTGTCAACCTCAATA